ACCTGAGGATACACATGGAACTTACAAAAGAACAATTAAAACAATTACTACCAAAAAATCCATATATTGATCAGTGGCACAAGGCGTTAAGCCAATTACTTCCAGATTATGAAATCAATACACCACAGCGTATTGCTGCATTCATTGCACAATGCGCCCATGAGTCTGGTGGTTTTGTTTTTCTTACTGAAAATTTGAACTACAAAGCAGAAAGTCTATTGAAACTATTTCCAAAATATTTCAAAGACATGGCTACAGCAAAATCATACGAAAGAAAGCCAGAGAAGATTGCAAATCGCATCTATGCCGACCGCATGGGTAACGGCAACGAAGCATCTGGTGACGGCTACAAATATCGTGGCCGTGGACTGATTCAGTTGACTGGCAAAACAAACTATACTTGGTTTGCTGCATCACTTGAAATATCTCCAGAAGAAGCCGCAGAATACACACAAACATTCGAAGGCGCTGCACAATCTGCATGTTGGTTTTGGGAAACAAACAAAATTAATGCATTCGCAGATAAGAGTGACATTGTTGGTATGACCAAAAGAATCAACGGTGGCACCATAGGACTTGAAGACCGCAAGAAACATTATGAACACGCACTTCATGTTCTAGGAGTACACTGATGAAATATCTAGCACTTCTATTGTTACCGTTGCTGGTTGCTTGTCAAGAAAATTATCGTTATCCTTGCCAAGACCCAGAAAATTGGGATCAGAAACAATGTAAAAAACCATATTGTAGCGCAAACGGAACTTGTCCTGAAGACTTGACTCATTACGAAAAAAATAAAGTCGGTCAATCTTCATCAGTACAACAAGTACAACAAGTTTCAAGTAAAGGAGAATGCAAATGATTAAGGATTTATGGTCAGGAGAAAGATATACAACTGAAGAACTAAATGCACGACTGAAGTTCTTTATTGGTATCGTTTTAGGTTTAACACTATTTGGTATTGTTTTTGTTGTTCTATACAGTTTGATTTTTGTTACTCAGCCAATGAATGGCATGAGTCCTGTAGACAATAAATTCTTTGAATTAATTATTCCAATTGCTACATTCTTGACTGGTACATTGTCAGGTATTATGTTGGCTGGTGATGACAAAGACTTGAGAGCAAAAGCAATTGATGCTGCAAACAAGCCATATGTACCACCACCAGCACCATCATTACCACCAAGTGGCGGTTTTAGTGCATCGTTTTCAACCAGCAGTGCAGAAATTGCTGCACCAGTTGCCGCAGTAGCAGCATTTACACCGGCAGTTGCACCAGGTTTTGGTGGTAAAGAAGCACCTGCACAGCCACCACACCCAGAACTGTGAAAAATTTTATGATACAGATGCTCACCGCTGAAGGTGAGCATCAGCCTAGCAGCAAAAGATTCATTACCTTTGCGGCATTTCTTCTCCTTGCTACTGGGTTTATTGCCGAATTATTTTTTGAAAAGAAGTTGAATCCACAGACAATTGATGCTATCATGTATATTGTCCTTGGTGGGTTGGGTTTTACCGCATCTGAAAAATTTACTAACAAGGAAAAAAAATGAGAAAAGAAATTACCCTAGTATCAATGATTCTATTTCTACTTTTTGCACCATTGACCAAAGCAGCATTTGCCGCTGAAGAAAAGAAAGTATGTGTCAAAGAGTTTGATAACAAAACTAAAAAAGAAAAAGAAGTTTGCAAGACCATCAAAGTTCATAAGAAACTAGAAGGCACAAAGATTCCTGAGAAGAAGTAAGAGATGGACGGAGAAGTAGCACTCAAAGTGGAAGTTGGCGTTCTCAAAGAAAAGGTCTATACACTTGTAGACCTTTGTGAGAAGATGGACCGTGTTATTGAGAAACTTACAGACAATAACGCCACCGTAGTCAACCAAATTTACAACGACATGGAAAAAAGAAGAGAAGATACCGCAAGTGATATCAAAGAACTTCATTCAAGAATAACTACCGTGGACAGAAATCTATCAGATAAGATTGAACTGACTGAGCGTAGAATTATGGATGAAATTAAATCACTCCGTGACCATATCACAGAACACAATCAAAAAGAAGACGATGACTTAAAGTCTTTGATGCAGTGGAAGTGGATGGTCGCTGGAGGTGTCGTTGTTGTTGCCTGGATTATTTCCAACGTTAAATTGGATTACCTGGTAAAGATTTTTAATTGATTGATTTTTGTGAGTAGTAATGTTATAATGAATATATGGCTCTTTACATTGATTCGAAATATGTAAGAATGGTTTCTTCCCGCTTGCGTAACTTCAAGCAGAAGAATACTAACTTGTGGAATTTTTCATGCCCATATTGTGGCGATTCCAAAACGAACACACTCAAAGCCCGAGGCTATGTATTTGCCAAGGGCAATGATTTATTTTACCGCTGTCATAACTGTGGAGTAGGAACAAATGTCGCCAATTTCATCAAGCACATCGACCCATCCTTACATGGAGAGTATGTACTCGAAAAATACAAGTCGGGCACAACCGGATCTGCCAATACGTATCACAGAAAAAGTGAATTTTCACCACGAATCATCACCAACCCACCCAAATTTGGTCACATCCAAAAGCGCAGTATATTTGAACATGGGGAATGGCTCAGTAATTTACCAAGTGGACATTTTTGTCTAACATACGCCGAGAATCGTTTAATTCCCGAAGAACATTATGATAAGTTGTTGTTCACTTCAAACTACAAAGCATTTTGTGATGCGCTAATTCCAAATCACGATAAAAACCTAGTTGAAGACGCTAGACTAGTTATACCGTATTTCAATTATCAGAACGAACTCATTGCAGTGAGTGGTCGTGCATTAGAGACAAGCGACCGCACACTACGATATGTTACATTGAGAACAAACGATTCTGATAATAAACTTGTTTTTGGTATGGATCGTGTGAATCTGAAAGAACGTGTGTATCTTGTTGAAGGTCCACTAGATAGTTTGTTTCTGAAGAATTGTGTAGCATCTGGTGATGCAAATTTATCTTTAACTGTGAAAAATATTCAAGCGGAAAAAATTACGCTTGTATTTGACAATGAACCAAGAAATAAAGAAGTGTGCAAGTTGATTGAAAATGCAATCAAATCGAATCATAATGTCGTCATTTGGCCTGACAACATAGAAGGCAAAGACATAAATGAGATGGTTTTAAATGGTTTTTCATCTGGCGAAATTCAAGAAATCATAGATAGTAATACATTTTATGGTCTTGAGGCTATAGCCAAATTTACTTTTTGGAAGAAATTATGAGTGTGAAGTTAGTCGGTGTAACAACACCATTTGCGGGACATAACTCTGCTGAAGATTTGATTATATACATGGCACGTGTGTCAAATCCGAGCAATCAGAGTATGGTAAAAGGTGACGAAAAATTAATTCGTTATCTTATCAAAAATCAACATTGGTCACCATTCGAAATGGTCAACATTGTTATGGAAATAAACACTACAAGAGATATTGCAAGACAAATCTTGCGACATCGTAGCTTTTCCTTCCAAGAATTCAGCCAGAGATATGCTGACCCAACGAAGGATTTAGGTTTTGCTTTACGTGAGACTAGATTACAAGACACAAAGAATCGTCAGAATAGCATTGAACTGGATGGAACTTTAAAACAGTCGTTGATTGATGATCAGTGGAAAGCAAGACAGATGAGTCTCATTGCAGAAGCGAAATCTGCGTATGAATGGGCTATTGCAAATGGTATTGCGAAAGAACAAGCCCGTTCAGTATTACCAGAAGGCAACACACAGTCACGCATGTATATGAATGGTACATTACGTAGTTGGATTCATTACTGTCAGTTGCGTATGGCTAATGGTACACAAAAAGAACACATGGATGTAGCAAAAGATTGTTGGAAAGTTATTGGGGAAAAGTTTCCTAACGTAATAGCAGCATTGGAGAATAATAATGTATAATGATGTAAAAACTTTTATTGAAGCATGTGATCAAGAATGTAACACGGAGAATGCGATTCTATATCATAATTTAATCAAAGAAGAGTATCAAGAGTATCTTGATGCTGTTGAACCGACAGATGAATTAGATGCTTGTATGGACATGATTTGGGTGATTCTTGGGTATTGTCATATGAGGGGTTGGGATGTAAAGGGTGCATGGAATGAAGTTGCACTTTCTAATCTAAAAAAGATTAATCCGAAAACAAAAAAAGTAATTAAGAATGAAAATGGAAAAGTAATGAAGCCAGATGGTTGGAAACCACCAGAACTAAAGTCATTCGTATAATAAAAATGGAGAAGAAATGGTAGACAAGAGCAGCATTAAAATAGACTTAGAGAGAGATAAATTATTCGATGAACTCGGAATCAAAAGACTCAAAGAATCATACATGCGTGAGGACGAAACGAGCCCACAAGAAAGATTTGCATTTGTATCCGCAGCCTTTGCATCCAATATCGATCATGCTCAGAGGTTGTATGATTATTCTAGTAAGCACTGGCTTTCTTATTCTACTCCTATTCTATCTTTTGGCCGTAGTAAGCGTGGTTTGCCTATCAGTTGTTTTCTACCCTATCTGGATGATTCAGCAGAAGGTCTGGTCAATACTCTTTCGGAAGTAAATTGGTTATCAATGTTAGGAGGCGGAGTTGGGATTGGATTGGGTATTCGTTCTGCTGATGATAAGTCCGTTGGTATTATGCCTCATTTACGTACTTACGATGCATCTTCATTGGCATATAGGCAGGGGCGCACACGCCGCGGCTCTTATGCTGCTTATCTTGACATATCTCACCCTGATATTATTTCTTTCTTAGAGATGAGAAAGCCAACGGGCGATCCTAACATGCGAACATTGAATCTGCATCATGGCATCAATATCACTGATGACTTTATGATGTTGATTGAAAAGTGTATGCTCGACCATGATGCTGATGATACATGGAAACTCAAAGACCCACACTCAGGTGAAGTCAGAGAAAAAGTGTCTGCACGTGAATTGTGGCAGCGCATTCTTGAAACACGTATGCTCACAGGTGAGCCATACATTCATTTCATTGACACATCAAATCGTTTGATGCCAGAATTTCAAAAGAAAAAAGGTTTGAGCATCAAACAATCAAATCTATGCAGTGAGATTATTTTACCTACAGATAAACAACGCACAGCCGTTTGCTGTCTGTCATCTGTAAACTTGGAGTATTATGATGATTGGAAAAATGATAAACTTTTTCTACGGGACTTGGCGGAGATGCTTGATAATGTACTTCAGTATTTTATTGACAATGCTCCTGATGCTATTCACAGAGCCAGGTTCTCTGCTCAACAAGAGCGCAGCATTGGTGTGGGGGCTCTTGGCTATCATGCTTTTCTACAGAAAAAAAATGTTGCGTTTGAATCAGCAATTGCAAAATCGTTGAACAATCAAGTATTCAAACACATTAGAGAGAAATTAAATGAAGCCAACCAACAACTTGGTAATGAGCGTGGGGAAGCGCCGGATGCTGCAGGTACTGGTAACCGCTTCAGCCATCTCATGGCTATTGCACCCAATGCTTCTTCTTCTATCATCATGGGCAACACTAGCCCTAGCGTTGAGCCTTATAGAGCAAATGCATATAGACAAGATACACTCTCAGGCGCACACCTGAATAAAAACAAATTCTTGGATAAAATCATCAAGGAGAAATGTGATGCAGACAGCAAATTGGACTATCAAGAAATCTGGTCAAGTATCATTGCAAACGACGGTTCCGTCCAGCACTTGGATTTCTTGGATGAATACACCAAAGATGTCTACAAAACTGGTATGGAAATTGACCAAAGATGGGTTGTGGACCACGCCGCTGACAGACAGCATTACATTGACCAGGCGCAATCCCTTAACCTCTTTTTTAGACCTGATGTGAATGTTAAATACTTACATGCAGTACACTTTCAGGCATGGAAACAAGGATTGAAAACATTGTATTACTGCCGTTCAGAGAAACTAGCAAAGGCTGACAAGGTATCCAAAAAGATTGAACGTGAAATTATTCAAGAAATTGATTTGAAGCAACTGGCTACTGAGGAGGTCTGTTTAGCATGTGAGGGTTAAATGACATTCGAAATAAACACAAAGAAACCAAAGCCACATCCAAAAAGACCGACATATAAAGAAAAGCCTCCTGCTCCGTCAAAAGAGCAGGAGAAAAAAGACAATAATAAAAACAAAGAAAAGTGAAAACAATTGCGTTATTTTTACACCAACCTAAATGTTCGGTTCAATCTGGCAATGGAATCATAAAAGCATTACACCCATACTACAAATTTAAAATATTTACTAAGCATGAACTTGAAAGCAATTTTTTTGATGATGTTGATATGGTTTGTTTTCCTGGTGGCATTGGCGACTCCGATAGTTGGAATTATTTACTTAAATCTCATGTTGACGGCATCCGTAAGTTCGTTGCTGGTGGTGGGCGTTACTTGGGTATATGCATGGGAGCGTATTGGGCGGGAACTGACTACTTTGACATTCTCAATGATGTCGAAATAAGTCAATACATAACTCGACCTAACACAGATACAAGAAGACCACATGCAAAACAAATGAAAGTTACGTGGGATGATAAACCCGAAGAACTTTTCTTTTATGATGGCTGTGCAATTTTTGGTGATGAATCGAAATATGATGTTATATCAAGGTACCCTAACGGTGATGCAATGGCTATCATGCAAGGTAATATTGGTTTGATTGGTTGTCATCCAGAAGCGCAACGACATTGGTATGAAGATTATTCTTGGATGAAAAAAAGATGGAGTGGCAGTAAAGAATACTTACTGTTAGACTTTGTCAACAGAATGATGGAGAGGTAAATGATATTTGAAATTATGATGTGGGGTTTCTTTTCAGCATGGGGCTGGTTCGGAGCCAATTATATTAAAGAACAAATTTGGCCACCTGAGCCACCAACCATAGAAAAGAAAGTTGAAGAGAAAAAATAATGTGGGCATATATTTTTACATTTTTAAGCATGTTTGTTACAGATATTGTTTATACACAGTTACTCAAATCGGTGCAAAACGATAAACCATTTGCCGCAAGCATTTGGGCATCAGCAATTACATTTTTAGGTGGAATTGCAATCATCAATTATACTAACAACAATATGATGATTATACCGGCCGTATTAGGTGCATTTGCGGGAACATATGTTGGCATGAGATATCACATAGGAGATAAAATTGGAACAAAAGAGTTATAAAGATTTCGAAGTACAAAAAAGAGTATTATTAGAATATTTGCAGGTGATGATAGCAAATGAAGATTGGCATGGTGTAGCAGATTTGGCGATGGATATGCGTGAACTTGAAGCAAAGTATAATGCAACATATAAAAGCAAATAAGGAGATATTATGGCTAAGCAAACTGGTGTAGTGAATAAACACAAAACAGTACACAAACGCACCAAACAAGGCGGTCAAAAGAAAACAGCATCAATGAATAAGCACGAAAAGCGTTCACATAAAAAATACAGAGGCCAGGGCAAATGAAAAGATTATTGAGATTCACTGCATCGTGGTGCCAACCATGTAAAATGTTAGCAGCTAATTTGGGTACGATTGATTGTAAACTACCAATCGAAGTTGTTGATATTGACGTACATCCTGAGATTGCAGCGGAATATGGAATTAGAAGTGTTCCAACTCTTGTCATGCTACATGAAAATATAGAAGCAAAAAGAATAGTAGGAAATAAAACACCAAAAGAATTAAAGGAATGGATCTATAATGAATAAAAAGCAGCAATCAAGACTAACAGACGAGAGAACATCATTCAAACCATTTGCATATCCGTGGGCATACGAAAGCTGGCTCAAACATGAACAGAGTCACTGGCTCCATACTGAAGTACCAATGCTTGAAGATGTTAAGGATTGGAAAAATAAACTTACGCAGAACGAAAAAGATTTTCTCACTCATATATTCAGATTCTTTACTCAAGGTGACATTGATGTTGCAGGTGGTTATGTTAATAATTACTTACCTTATTTTCCTCAACCTGAGGTAAGAATGATGTTGTTGGGTTTTGCAGCACGTGAAGCACTGCACATTGCAGCATATTCACACTTGATTGAAACACTTGGTATGCCAGACACCACATACACTGAGTTCATGGAATACCAAGCAATGAAGGACAAACATGATTACGTTCTTAATCTTAGCGCACAGAATGGCGATAGGGCTTCTACTGCTGCTCATATTGCAGTATTCTCTGCTTTCACCGAAGGGATGCAATTATTCAGTTCCTTTATCATGTTAC